GCTGTTAACAAATGAATCAACCTCAATTGCAGTTGTCTGTGAGGTAGTGTGAGCCGATAAACAGTGAATACCGCCATACAACCGAGACATACCTGCACTATCGGCCATATCGTTCCAGCTGCTAAAGGAAAACGTCACAGGTACAGAGGGAGCAACTCCAGGCTCAACATCAGATGATCCAACAGGAACAATAAAATCGCCATAGGCTCCTGTCTGTGTCTGTGTAAACATGGGAGACATGAGACGTAAATTATCATACGTTACTGGATTCTTAACAATCACCGAACCAAACCATTTGTTCATGGTAAGTGCAAATAATTTGGAAAAATGACTGTGACCAGAATTAAAATCTCCAAAGGGAGGCGTAACAAAATTGCTCGGTTGGTAAGGAGTCCATTGTGCGCCATCTAATTGGCCATTCCATGATGTAACCTGTTGCCCCGTGTATCGTCTGCGAATTTCTTGAATGGGGCGAGCCTCCATATGTTGTGACTTAATTCGCCAGGTAACACGAGCTCCTTCAAACATATGTACCGCCATATCCAACAGGCCATACATGATAGCAGGACAAGTAGCTCCAATGGTTCGCATGTATTCCTTGAAAAGCCAGATGCCCATTAATGGAGGTGAAATGGTTCCAGGACCAGATCCTGCCCAGAATTCTGCTTGTGCTTTCTGTGCATCAGTTAATGAGCCAGACATCTGTAAAACCGCATCCACTTCTGCATTACGAGCCGCCCCTGTCAAGGGTGCAACAGATGCAACAATCTCTGCCTCATTCTGTGCAGATAAGCACGTAGTTAATACAGATGCCCATGTATAGGTTAGATATTTCTGCATTTTTCCACCAACCGTTAAACGGGTCCATTCCAATGGATTAGGGAATCCAGAAATATTATTCACAGTCTGTCCATCTACTACAATGGTATTATTCCAGTTAGCAGATGCAGTGGGCATTGTAGTAATCGCTGCAGCAGCGCCATCACCTTGACGATAAGCATACCATGCATTCCATGCATTAAGCCAGCCAGACCAGTTTGCAGCATTTTGCACACGAGTTAATGTAGCAACATTAACATTATAGATACTTGCATAACCAGGTATCATCTGTGCACTAACAGTATCAACCACCTTTGCCATCCAGACAATGGCATCACAATCGCTCAATGGATTTACTGCAACATTTGCTGTCCAGTCCCAATTATCATGTACACCTGACACACGTGAATCGCTGGTGACCCAATTCCAGCCTTGAACAACAGAGGCGACCCATAAATACATGAGACGTGAGGCAATCGTCGGACCCACACCAATTGATACGATATATTGTAATAGTGTATTAAGGCCAGCATTCATGATGTAGACTAAAGGAGTATCCACATCAACCATAGGAGCTGTGCCATTCAAAATAGTACCCAAAATGGACGGGGGTGCTATAAATCCAGCAGATTGCATAATAGGACCAGTTCCAACAGAATTAACGGCGCATACAGCAAATGTATATTGCTTAAATTCATCCAAATTGGTAAACCGATATGTTAAGGCAGTTGTAGTAACCGCAGGCAAGGCAACTCCATCCAAATAAGGAGTCACAATGTAAGAAAACGGTCCAGCGCCAACAGTAGGAGCTTGCCATGATACAATAACGGAACCGACCGTAAATATGATTCCTGAAACTGGTCCTGGAATGGCAGGATTAGCCGTATTGACAGTAGCATTAAGTGCTGCACAGGGGCATCCAGGGCTGATTTGAATACATCCATCGAACCGTGTATATTCCGTCATGGCGCCGTTCTTAACTGCATTCAAAATGGAGCTATCTTTGATGCCAAGTAAAGGGCGTGAACCCCATGGCACCGTACTGCCGTTTGCGGGAGTAAAAAAAGAACTAGCAGTTGCTTTTTCTGCTTTCCGTTGGGTAAGAAAGGAAGAGTCATAGATGCGGGGCATTCTCTAGTTAGGCATCTGATAAATAATGTTTTCGACAGACAGGCAGAAACAGGTCTGCACCACCAATCGTAATAAGTTCTTTTTGACTAATAATGCGTTTTGAATAGATGCCTGCAGTCCCATCACGACAGATAGTACATAATGCAGTTAATCGCTCTACTTCCTCTGCATGCGGAATGAGTCGTAACATATCGCCAAAAGGACTACGATTTGAATCTCCGTCCAGACCTGCAACAACAATATGAACGGGTAGTGAGTCGGCCCAGCGTGTACAACATTCATGTAAATCGTTAAAGAACTGCCCTTCATCAATCGCAATCACATCATAATCACCCGTTTCAACAAGGTGATTCACTGCAGATAACTCTTCTACACACACTGCCATTTCTGTATCTTTGTCATGTGACGCGATACAATCTTTACCATAACGCTGGTCTGCCGCAAAATTTACAATCAATACTTTGTATCCGATGGATTTATAACGACGAACACGACGGAGAAGTTCCGTTGTCTTCTGCGCAAACATACAACCAATCAATACAGTAATACGACCCATTGCTACCATTTATTGCAACCATATTTTATATTCAAATTTTTATTAGATTATTCAATCGTCATGATTTTTTCTGGTAAAAATCATGAAATCGTCATGATTTTTTTCTGGTAAAAATCATGAAATCGTCATGATTTTTTTCCAACACGCGATATACTCGTCTCGTGATAAACAGAAATAACAATGTGCAAAAGTCCAGAATTGATGCACTGCAAAGGGTTCCTCAACATGTATGGATTCCATGAGACATTCTTGACGAAATGCTAATGGAGGATATGATTGTACCCGTTCACTAAGCCAACTATCCTCTGTGCCATCAAACGGTTGATTCGGGTCAACACGATGGACTGAACAGAGTTCAATCATAGCAGCAATACGCCGCACAGTAGCTCCACCGCCACCTGCGGCATCTGGATTCCAGCTCCATGGATTTCCCCAGTAATCCCCTACAAACATAGCATGGTCAACCTTCTTTCGTAGAATATTATCCATTTGCACAGTGAGCATATACGCCGCATCAATGCACTGATAGAAACGATAATCAGTCAGTAATGTATTATATGCCTTCTTACCTTGCTCTCTGTCTGGATTTCCATTAAAAACAGGTAAGATGTGAAAATGCTCTTTCTTGTCACCGAGTAGTGCTTCGATAAAACCAAGGTTCTCATCTGAGCAAAACAGATAGACAGACATATGGGGTCCAGCCCATGCGATATTCTGTAGAATGAAACGAAAATTAGGATGGGCACGGCGCTCAGCAATGACAAAGGCGTGTTCAGATTTCTTTGGGGGTACATACCCTTGCCAGTGTTCGCGTAACATGGGTCCATATACTTCTGTCATATATTGATACACATATGGCTCTAATGTACAGCGATTGATGTCTAAGATACCATCATTGGGATACTGTTTTTTGGATTCTGTTAGTGCAATTTCATAGATGCTCTGTAGAATGTCCATTATGTAGACAATACTGCAATTTATTTAGGTAGCAATAAAAATAAGGGTTGCCCCTCTGTTTTTATTTTCTGTCTTTTTTATTTTTCCTGTTTTCTCTATGTTACCCCAGAAATGGCGAAATGATTTTATCAAAGAGTGCGCGATCACATTTACCCCAAACCATTGTTTGATTATTTTTAACCGCGTCTACATGCGCTACATACATGACCTCTTTTAACTCATTTTTCTTTGTTTGCATATATATTTCTAAGCGGAGTACAAAATTAGGAATGTCTGTGCGTAGCGCCCAGTCCATGGCGGTCTTACCTTCACGTGTTTTTGCATCGATATCAAGTTGAAACAAGCCAGGAAAACACCCTATTAAGGCGTTAAGGCGATCCCAACAACCTTCAGAACATGTCGCAATCAATGCATTCATTCCTGACTCTGGTTCAATCTCATTGGGGTTCACGCCTTTCAGGCATAAATGTACAAACATTTGCATATTGGTCCATGGGGACCACACTGGCCGTGGTACATCAATAAGATCCATCTCACCAGAAGAATCTCTGTACCACTGTTGTAATTCTTGAAGTTTCTCTTCAGTTAATACGTTAATAGAATTGACGAGTAAATATCCCTCTGTATAGCTGCCGCCAAGGTTCATGTATTCTATTAGAATACTAACATCATGTTGTCTTACGAGATAGGATGCACCTGTTTTTCCATTCACCAGTTGACGTAGATTGGCACCACGTGCTGTAAGCGCCGCGAGTTTTTCTTTAAAGTGGCATGTAGTTTGAACGTAAGGAGAGGTACACTCTATAGTGTAGCAAAACCATGTCACCAGTGTATGCATTACTCCATCGCGCCCGACAAATGGTTCATTGATTTCTTCGGGCGTAATGCGAGATAGTAGAAATTCAAAGGTGTCTAATGCAGAGGGACTCCATCTGACAGTGATCCATTTATACATGATGCATTCAATCAGTTCCACTAGGGAAAAGTGCGTATCTTCGATAAGTTCTTGGACAAGTTCCAGATTATTTCTCATGCATGCAAAGACAATATCAAAGCACGGTGGTGTATATTCTTGTCCGCAAATGGAGGCGTATTCATATGCACGGAGATATGCTGTCGTGGACATTAGAGTTAAAGCGATGATGTGATTCTTCGCTGACTTCTTCTGATAACTTTTTAGTTTTCAATTTTTTTTACATAAAACAAAAAATGCGTTTTACCGCTCTTTTTTGTTTTTTATAAGAATTGTTATTTATTTTTCTGGAAATGAATTCCAAGGTTTTTCCAATGCAGCAAAGAGTTCACACGTTGTATTAAACACCATAGATGCATCACTCGCTGAATGCCATTGTTTATCGCGGTATTCAAACTCATGCTCATATTGATGAGAGTCCTTTATCCAAGAAACTAGTAATTTACCCGTTAGAGGCGATATGGATACGATAGACAGATTTCTTGCTTGGCGCACATTGTTTAATTCACTGGATATTGTTTTATGTGTATCAACTGAGCGGACAAGATAGCATTTCTCATTGCCATAGAAACTGTCATTTACATGATAGTAACCTCTCTTATACCAATATTCACTCAATGCGGTAATTGTGCGAGAAGCAGTTAGCAGACTCTTAATGAACCGTTGAAATTCATTGATAGAGACACGATGGCGACCATATTCATTGTCTGGAATAAGTGTCACTTGTGTGTAAAGGATCTCGCACATATGTTCTACCGATTCTGGACTGGGACGACTTTTACGACAAACTGAATGTCCAATAAGCTGACCCATCCATCGAGACGGCGGCGCATACATTGTTATAAATGCATCTAAATCAAGGCCAAGAATATATGTTATGTACGCCTGATACAATTCCTTGGTTAGTACCTCTACAGGTTCACTTAATGGTGACCAGTATCGTGGCCAAAATGCTTCGACCTGTCTCTGCCAATATGTATCACAAGCCATAAGTATTAAAGCGATGTTCTTCGCTGACTTCTTACTGTCAACTTTTTTATTTTCAATTTTTTTGTAAAAAATCCATACCATCGTATGTAACGAGGCCTAGTGGATTTTTTGTTTTGACTTTTTTCTTTCTTTTCTTATCATTTTGGTTTTGTTTAGGGATTTTGTTTAGGGCGAATCAGCCGCGAAAGCGGCCATTATTTGATTGCACTCGTGAAGCGATGGAGCCATACATACTTTCGGAAAATTTTGTTCCTTCGGATATTTACCCGCAAATACTTTAAATACCGCGCAGCCTTTAATCAACTCTTTCAAGCAAGGATATAATTCAGGTTGTGCTTTTCCTTCTTCCTTAATTACCCATTTGCCATCTTCATAACTGATAAGCAGATGCGAAAGTTTGCCATCCTCCTTGATATAGGATACGGCAAGACAGCCAACAAGATAGTCGATGGAACTGTGCGACCAGCGTAGCACAAATGTAAAAGCAGGCGAGTCTTCCAGGATTTTTTCTGCATCAGTTGATGTCATGCGAAAGGAATTCAGAAGATACTTGCCGTGGAATGTGGTTTCATAAAACATATTCCACAAATTATCGATCATCTCGCGCATATTGTCGATCCAGTTAATCCAGTTGATGAATTCTTTGACACCAATCTGGCCATCGCGTTCGTAACGTGTAACCTTGGATAGAACGAACGCGAGGTCTTCGTCGTCGATGGGCCGATTCTCGCGAGATAAGCAATAGCAAACCAATGATTTTAAATGCTCGATATGAGGAAAGATAATATGTTTCATCAAGCCATAATTATACTCACGATAATCATCGATCTGTCTTTTGGCAGTCATTGCAGAATCACTAAATGCAATTTTTTCATAACCAATCCACACTGGTTTGATCCTAGGGGCTATAGTAGCAACAGTAGTAG